ACATGGGATGAGCCCCGCCCGCTGTATTTCCCCCTGGGTGCATCACCCAGCCCGGCAGCGCACACCGTCATCTTGGTGGAAGGCGAAAAAAAGGCCGGCGTCCTGCAGGATCTGCTGGAGCAGGGCGCACCAGGCGTCTACATCGTGGTCAGCTGGGCAGGTGGCTGCAAGGCGTGGAAGAAAGCTTCCTGGCAGTGGATTGCTGGCTGCCATGTCGTCATGTGGCCAGACTGCGATGGCAAACGTGAGCCGCTGACCAAGGCAGAAAAGGCGCAGTGCGGTGATGACGCCGCGCTGGAGATCGCCGCGGCCATGAAGCCCCTGCTGCCGGTATCCAAACAGCCAGGTATGGCGGCCATGCTTGGCATCGGTGCCGCACTGCAGTTGCTGACATGCAAGGTACAGCTGCTTCCCATTCCTGAGCCACTGGATGTGGTGGATGGTTGGGATTGCGCCGACGCCATCCTGACCGATGGCTGGGATTTCGCCCGCGTGCTGCAGTTCTTGGGCCGGGCCCAGCCACTGCCGGAGGCCGAAGGCGTTGATACCAAGGGCACAGCCGCCGACAAAGCAGACCCAGAAAAAAAACGTTCCCCCGTTAGCACTGGGGGCGAGGATGCTGCGCCGGCCGGGGACGATGGCGACCGGTTCCAAGGGCACTTGAATTACCTGTGCGATCAGCTCAAGTGCCATCCGTGGGACCTGGGCGTCAATCGCAAGATGATCATTGCGGCACTGCGCAAGGCGCCGGGCCTGAATGACTGTCTGGGCCTCAATGAGCTGACCGGTGCGCCGTCCACCAAGGTGGCATGGCCCTGGCGTGGGGCGCCAGCCCCGCTGGCTGAAACCGACGACCTGCGCCTGGGTGACTATCTGTGCAGCACCTACAAGATCAAGGCCGCTAGCCGGGCTAATCTGGCTGAGGCCATTGAAGTGGTAGCCGATGAACGGCGCTTCCACCCGATCCGCGACTGGCTCAAAGGGATCAAACATGATGGCAAGAGCCGCATTGACGACTGGCTGATCTTCGCGCTAGGCAAGGAAAAAGAGGATATGCCACCCAAGCTGCGCAAGTACCTGCAGCTGGTGGGCCGTTACCTGCTTATGGGTCTGGTGGCACGCGTCATGGAGCCCGGGTGCAAGTTCGACTACAGCCCGGTTTTTGAAGGTCTGCCAGGACGCGGCAAGTCCACATTCGTTAAGGCGCTGGTGGGCCTGGAGTACTTCAGCGACACGCATTTCGATGTGGGCAACGGCAAGGATGGCATGGAGCAGCTCGAAGGCCTGTGGGGCTACGAGCTGAGCGAGCTGACCGCATTGCGCAAGGCCGACAGCGAGCAGGTCAAGCAGTTCTTCAGCTCCACCACCGACCGCTTCCGTGGTGCCTATGGCAAGTATGTGCAGGCCCATCCGCGCCAGTGCGTGATCTTCTGCTCCACCAACAAAAAGCAATACCTTTACGACCTGACCGGCAACCGCCGTTTCTGGCCGATCTGGATTGACCAGTTCATCAAGCTGGACTGGCTGCGGGAGCGCCGTGACCAACTGTTCGCTGAGGCCTATGCGCTGTTCATGGCCGGTGAGCGATACACGCCCACGCCTGAGGATGAAGAGCTGTATTTCCTTCCAGAGCAAAAGAAGCGGCTGGTGGAGACAGCAGTTCAGTCCCGCATGTATGAGCTGCTGACCCGCGAAGGCTCGGTCGGCACCGAAGGCAAGTCCACGGCCGAGATCAATATCAACACCAACTTCATCACCCTTGACCGGCTGGTGTCGGCCCTGGGCGCTGATGCTGCCAAATCCAGCAGTCTGTTGGAGTCGCAGATCCGTGGCTGGCTTGAGGCCAACGGTTGGACGTATGGGCGTGAAGGTGGCGGGATGCGCAGGCGCGGCTACAAGCAGCCCGCCGTCTGGCCGCCGATGATTGACGAAGAAGAGGATGGCGTGTCTCCAGCCGCTGGAAGCCCGCCAAATATCGATGGCAGCCCCGCACAGGGCCCTGACCATAAGGAAGCCGACGATGCACCATTTTGACCAGGGAAGGCGCAGTGCCGCCGAAAAGGTCATGGCGCAGGAATCGCACCGCGTGACAACACACACAGGACGCAAGATTGGCAGCGTGTGTTGTGGCGCGGTGGCGGGGACGTCGGTTCACGCGCCCATGACGTAGCCCAACCGGTCACGCTGGCCGGTAGACGTCCACACGTCCACCGTTTGGCATGGAGCACACAGCACGGTCGTATTTCCACAAATACCGGGTTGAAGCTGCTGCATTGTCCAAAGCCAGTGTGATCGGCCCCAAATGTGCGCATGTGATGTGTGCAGGCCTGCGCCCGCCTGCGCGCTTGCGAGCGAGATATGTGTGTGTGATGACATCAATGAATTTAAGTGGACGGGTGGACGGGTGGACGGCGATGCTAAAAAGGACCTACAAAAATGTCAGTGCAGCAAAAAACGGATCAGATAAAGCAGTTCATGCCTGAGACCTATAAAGCCATCAAGGCCAGGGCTGATCTGATCGGCAATCAGGCCTATCACCTGGTGCGCAGGGGTTTGGCAGGTGAGCCCAATTGCTTCTGGGCCATGGAGGCCGGTCATGTGATGGGAACTCCCTTCAACCTGGTCGACGTCCAGCGCGATGTTGCATGGGCGATGGTGTCTTTCGGTTGTGCATACGCCTGCATTTTTCCGCTACTGGAGTCAAAGGCATGATTCACTGGGTCGATCGCCGCTTCCATGCGTGGGGCACTTGGCTGCAAATGGGGCGCGGCCTGGGTAGCGCTGGCCTGTGCGCCTCATGGGGTGCTGTGGGCCGCAGCAATGTGCGAACCTCGTTCGTGCCCATCAAGAGCCTGGAGGACAGCCGCTGCGACGATTGGGTGCGCAGCCTGGATGTCCAGGAGCAGGCCATCATGTTCGAGGTCTACTGCACGCCGCACACGGCGGTGGAGCATTCGCGCATCCTGAAGATGTCCACGCGTACCCTTTATGCAAGGCTGCACAGCCTACAGGTGGCCTATACGCGGCGCGATGAAAAAGCACTGAAATGAGTTTCGCCTAGTAAAACGTTTCCGGTAAATTCAGGCATGCTGTGGAATCACTACGACAGGTGATGAAACAGTGGTTTGATGACACTCCGGTCCGGCCTCAGCAGTCCCCCCACACCACCTGCTGAGGCCGCTTTTTTGGGTCACCACAATGACTATCTCGGTCAAATCAAACATTGCCGATGTGCTGGCCCGCATGGACAGCTACAAGCGTGATGTGGTCGATAAGGCCATACCCCGCGCACTGAACCGCACCGCTGAGATGGCACGCACTGAAGCCTCCAGGAGCATACGGGATGAGGGCTACAACTACACGGCAGCAGAGATTAAAGCGGCCATGAGCTTGTTTAAGGCAAGCAGTGGCAGTCTGGTGGCCAGCATCAAGGTCAAGCGCAAGGTCAAGAGCCTGATGCTCTTCAGCCCTCGCGAGTCCAAGGCAGGCGTGACCGTCAAGGTGCATGGTGCAAAGAAGCTGATCAAGGGCGCATTCATAGGCCAGCTGCGTAACGGTAGCCAAGGTGTGTATGTGGAAGACAAGGCAGCAGGCAAGACGGTCGTGCGCCATGCCAAGCAGTACAAGAAGGGCGGGCGCGGTGGCTGGCATGACTTCCCCATCCGCAAGCTGTATGGCCCAAGCGTTGGTGGTTCGTACTCCACCGACCGCATACAAGAGATCATGGAGCAGATGATCAGGTCCACCTTCATGGACCGGCTCACACATGAGATCGAGTACCTAAGCCGCTGAAAAATCCAGGGTCCTTCTGGGCCGTGGGAAACGCGCAGTCCATGACCCCGAAATTCGCCTAGTTTTCGAAAAGGCAAGGGGGTTGTAAACGTAGGGTCCAAGCCTCCATGCCGACACAAAAAGACATCGCCAAACGCCTCGACCTGTCGCAACAGGCGGTCAGCCAACACATGGCCGAGCTGGGCATTGCCTGGAAGACCACCAGCCTGGACGACATCACCGTCGCGTACATCCGCAAGCTGC